GGCAGAGGGTGGCAAACTAGGTGGAAACCCTAACTTGAAGGTTAACCTTGAGGTTATCCCCGAGGTTGGAAACGAGGTTAAACAAAAACCAACCCCTTCATCTTCTTCTTCTTCTCCATCTTCTTCTCCATCTTTAACTTCAGTAGATACCAATATATGTCCACCTGACGGTGGCCCTGTGTTGCCAGACTGTCAGCATCAAGCAGTCATAGACCTGTATCACCAGCAGCTGCCAACACTACGCCGGGTGGAAGTCTGGAACGCTGCTAGGCAGGGCTACTTACGACAACGCTGGCGAGAAGTAGCGGCAGAACTGGGCAAAGACAAGCCGATCAGCGCAAGCGCGGTGCTTGATTGGTTCAACGACTTCTTTGGCCACATTCAAAAATCTAGGTTCCTGGTCGGCAAGGTGAACGGAAAAGATGGACGAGCGTTTACCGCTGATTTGGAATGGATCCTTAAACCCAGCAACTTTGCAAAAATCGTGGAAGGAAAATACCATGGCGCTAACTAATTTCAAAAAAGAAGAACCGATCAACGACCATAGCCTGCTGTGCAGCGTCAATGGCTGCGGCAACCTGTGGAGCGTGCGATTGGAAGGATCGCCACCGAAGTGCAGCCATCACCAGTGGGGATCAAAGCCAAAGAACGAAAGCACGATGAGCTACAAGCAATGGGCAGATCGCCAGCCGCTGAGTAAGCCTGTTGCTGATTGGTACAAACAACCCGAAGAAAAGTGGTGAAATATGCCTCTAACCCGCATGGATATTGACGTTATAGCTACAAAAGGAATAGCATGAGTGATATTGACCACACGCTTTTTGTTTACAAAAACAAAACAACCGATGAAATTATGTGTTCGTTTTTTGATACAGCTAAATTGGTTGATTTGACACAGCACGACCACATTGCAACACTCAACCCTAGAGCGTATATCGCATATTGGTGGGGAGAAATTGAGAGACTGAGAGAGGAAAAAGCATGAACTATTTTCAAGCCCATAAGCTGCTTGACGAAACCAGAGCAGGCCATGACCACACCGAAGCCGACATTACCGCAGCCCTGGAACTCACTGGAGACATTGATATCGACATACGCACTGATGGCGTTAGCTGGTGGGGATCAAGCCCTCAAGGATGGACGCCGCGAGTACCTACTTCAACGCTTTCGGGAATTGGAACAAGATTTTCCGGGATCTCGATCAATGATCATCGAACGAATTAAGGCGCTGAAATGATTCACTACCACGGATCACCAATTACGCCAGCGACAGCTGCCGCCAAGGTGCTTGCAGGTCGACATTCGTTTGTATCGTTTGCCCACCCTGAACAACTGCCCATTGCTTACGAAGTGTGCCAATCGTTTGCACTAGACAACGGCGCCTTTTCAGCATGGATGGGCGGCAAACCGATCACTGACTGGATTCCGTTTTACAAGTGGATTTCCAGCCATATGCACCGACCTGGCTTTGATTTCTTTGTCATTCCTGACGTAATTGATGGAAACGAAAAAGCAAATGATGCGTTAGTCCGCGACTGTCCATTGCCAAGTCACATGGCTGCACCAGTTTGGCATATGCACGAATCAACTGTCAGACTTCAATGGCTGGCAAGAACCTTTCCACGGGTTTGCATTGGGTCATCAGGCGAATATGCTGTGGTCGGCTCTGCGAATTGGTGGAATAGGATGAATGAAGCATTGTCAAAAATCATAGACCAACATGGATTCCCAATTACAAAACTTCACGGTTTGCGGATGCTAAACCCTGATGTCTTTACAAGAATACCGTTTCATTCGGCCGACTCTACAAGCATTGGCAGAAATATTGGCATTGATTCTTCTTGGAAGGGAACGTATATGCCGCCAGACAAGGACTGGAGGGCGGTTACCCTTGCGTCCCGAATTGAAGCACACAACTCAGCCACCCATTGGACAACTCAACCTCAACAGGACTCTTTATGCCTTTTGTAATCGCACTTTACGCAGCAGCAATGACGCTTGCAAACCTTTCAATCGCTCAATGGGGGCCGTGGGTTTCACCAATTAACGCATTTCTGTTTATCGGACTTGATCTTGCATTGCGGGACTGGTTGCACACCAGATTGAAGGCATGGCAGATGGGTGGTCTTATCGCCGCTACGGGTCTGTTGACCTATGTACTCAATCCAGCAGCAGGGATGATTGCAATAGCCTCTGCGGTATCTTTCACAGCCGCCGCAGTGGTTGATTGGGGTGTTTTTATTAAAACATCAGGGACATGGTTCAAACGCTCCAACAAATCAAATGTGGCCGGTGCTGCGATTGATTCTCTGTTGTTTCCAACAATTGCTTTTGGTGCGCTTATGCCACAAATTGTGTTGGCACAGTTTTTGGCAAAGGTTTTTGGCGGAGTAATGTGGTCGGTATTTCTGACTCGCACTGTTAAGGCGCTCAAATGAGACACGCAGCCAGGGTTGACAAAAACGAATTGATGATATACTTACATCAATTTATGGAGGTTGTATGAAGTCAATCGAAAATTTTGACTTGTCTAGTCGCATGGGGCGCTATCAAGCAAGAAAACATGGTTTTGATGTTCCAAAACAGAAGTCCGGATGTAAACCTGTTGAATTTTGGTCATTAGTTGATAAAAAAACAGAATCTGAATGTTGGAATTGGCTTGGAGTTGTCAATAAATGGGGATATGGCAGATACCATAACAACGGATCTCATATGGCTCACAGATATGCTTACGAATTGGAACATGGAATAAGCATTAAAGGATTTATCGCAATGCACAAATGTGATAACCCAAAATGCTGTAATTTTAAGCATTTGGAAATAGGAACTCACGCTGATAATCAATATGATAAAGTCAATAAAAATAGGCAAGCTAAAGGTGAAAAAAGCGGCGCATCTATATTGACAGAGCTAAAAGTTTTACAAGCAAGGGAGAAATATAACAATGGTGGTTATACATATAAACAGTTAGCCGAAGAATTTGGTGTTTGTAAAGACACAATGCAAAAAGCAATCAGAAAAATTAATTGGAGCCATATATGAGATATGCGGCCCGTAAAGATGAAAACGAAGCAGCGATAGTCAAAGCCTTGCGTGATGCTGGCGCTTACGTCTGGATCATTGGCCTACCTGTTGACCTTTTGGTCGGCTACAAAGGCCACACGTTTCTGGTTGAGGTCAAAGATGGCCCTAGAAAGCGTTTAACGGCCCTACAAGACGATTTTTTTAAGAATTGGTCTGGTAGTACGTTGGCAAGAATTGACGGCTCTGAGGCCGCTTTACGCATGATTGGGGTTTTAAAATGAAAGTCACTTGCTGGGAACCCGTCCAGGCGCACAAAGAAATGATGACCGTTGTTTGGCCGATGCTGAAATCCATGCTGATTGCCGGCCACCGCATGACGATTGAAATCAAGCAGAGCAAACGAAGCGCGGAACAAAACTCAATGTTTCACAGCATGATCGACAAAATAGCAAAGCAAATGGCCACGGCCGGCAGCACCTGGACAGCAGACGACTGGAAACGATTGCTGATTGACCAGTGGGCGCACGACACAAACCGCAAGATTGGCAAGGTCTGCCCGAGTCTGGATGGCGAAAGAATCGTCCAGCTTGGCCTGCAAAGCCACAAATTCACGACAGCGGAAAGCAGCGAGTTCATAGAATTCTTGCTGGCATGGTCAGCAGATAAGGGCATCGATGTTTCCTAAACACGCCTATGTGCGCGACAAAGCACTGCTAAAACGGGTGGCGCAGCTTGATTGCCAGCATTGTGGCAGCGGTGAAATGGTGCAGGCAGCGCACAGCAACTGGGGCGGAGGGAAGGGCCGAGGCATTAAAGCTGATGACAACCTGGTGGCCGCGCTATGCCTGAAATGCCACTGGGAAGTAGACCAAGGTGTTAAACTAACTAAACTCGAAAGGCAGGAAATGTGGCAGAAAGCACACCAGCGAACGATGAGGGCATTGCAGTGATCAGAACAATTATTGTGAGGCTTTATGC